AAAGAACAACAAGAATACTTATGCATATGGAGGAATAGCCGCTGTAGGTACTCCTGATAAGGATATTATTACCGGGGCAGGTTCCATGCAGCAAAACCCGCAGCAGAGCCTCATGGAAATGAACCGTAACAAGGTTACGGGCATGGCTAAAGGTGGTAAGGTATATTGCAAGGGCGGGGGTACTCGTAAAGTACGCACCTGATGGCACATGAAGGACTCCTACCAGCGAAGAAGAATAAGAAACGAGAGCTAACCGAGATGCAGTCTGCATACTTAGACGCTCTTATGGACAATGGCGGCAATAACGCTGCAGCACTGCGCGTAGCCGGATATTCGGAAACTACTGGCAAGGCGGTTATGAACTCCCTTGCAGATGAAATAGTGGACAGGGCTAAAAGTATGTTAGCCGCTAATTCAGTAAAAGCGGCAGCAGGATTAGTCGCTGCACTGGACGACGATGGAACTACCCCACGCGCTGAACAGCGTATAAAGGCAGCGGAATCTATCCTCAATCGGGTAGGAGTGGGCAAACATGACAAGGTTGAACATAATGTTACTGCTTTACACGGAGTGGTTCTTCTCCCCGCGAAGTCGGGGCAAGTGGATCCTATTATCATAAATAATGAATAAAATCTTCGTAGAAGTTACTCTCTCACGAACTAAGAAACCCCTTAGCCACCTCTGCTACATAAAAGGCAGGGGTACGTTTTATAAGAGCGTTGATGTAAAGACGGTAGAAGATTTTATTGTAAAAGCTTACGCAAAGGATCGTGGGCTAATCAAAGAAGATAGAGTTGTACAAAATGGCTGATAGAGAAGAACTTATTCCACAAGATTCTAAAACCAAAGAAAGATATAGAAAAAGAAAATCTGAGGCGTTAAAAAGAGCCATAAAAAAATATTATGAAACTAAACCATACGGCAATACAAGTGACCTGACTTCAGAGGAACTAATAGAGCTACAGGATTATATCGGAAAACAAGAGAGAGATAGAATAGCACCGGGCTTTATACCGAGGAAGACACCAAAACCAAAAGGGCAGATGATAGCGCGGGGAGGCACCGTTAAAAAGTACGCAAAAGGCGGCGGAGTTCGTAAACCCAAGAAAAGATAATGGCAGTAAAAAAGAAGAAGACGGCAGGGAATACCAAGATAGTATTTCATAAAGGTAAGACACTTGGACGATTTAGATCACCAGAGCGAAGGCATAAGAAAAACGTCAGACGAAAGCCCCCTGCCTTTGGTGGATAAGGCCGATGCAAGAGAAGAGCCTGTAAAGCGTAGAGGTCGCCCAAAGTTAGCCGAGGGTGAAAAGGGTAACTACCGAATCTCCGCAAAAGAGAGGGCTAGACGAGCATCCACCGCTGCAGTCCGTAACGCTGACAGGGCTAAGAAGAAGGCACAGAATAAAGCTTTCAAGGCCAAGGAAAAGAAAGAGAGCATCAAGAAGGTTGAACAGGCTTTGTTCAACAAGAACGGTGCTAAAGTAATTGAAGATACCACACTACAGAATGTACCAAAGCCCGTAAGGGAGCTAGTAGAGGATGAAGCAGAGGTTATCTTCAAGCCCAATTCAGGGCCGCAAACTGACTTTTTGGCGAGTCCTGAAAGGGATGTTTTTTATGGTGGCGCTGCTGGTGGGGGCAAGTCTTATGCTCTTCTCGCTGATTTGCTTCGTTACTGTAGCAGTCCCAATCATCGCGCCCTTATTATTCGTCGCACACTGGACGAGCTTACAGAACTGGTTGACAAGAGTAAACAACTCTATCCAAAAGCTTTTCCCGGTGCCATCTTTCGAGAGTCGAAGGCCATGTGGCAATTCCCGTCCGGGGCTACGGCATGGTTCTCCTACCTCGACAAAGACAAAGACGTAACACGCTACCAAGGACAGGCTTTTACTTGGATTGGCATTGACGAGATCACACACTACCCAACGCCTTATGTTTGGGAATATCTGCGTTCTAGGCTTCGTACAACGGACTCAGAGATTAACGCATACATGCGCTGCACAGGAAACCCCGGAGGGGTAGGTGGCTGGTGGGTCAAGAAGATGTACATCGACCCTGCCCCACCCAATAGTCCTTTTGCAGCTACTGATGTTGATACAGGCAATGCACTCTTATGGCCTGATACAGCAACTAACGGTAAAGCAGGTCAACCGCTTTTTCTTCGTAAGTTCATTCCGGCGCGTCTGACCGATAACCCCTACCTCGCACAAACTGGCGAATATGAAGCCATGTTGAGGTCGCTCCCAGAAGTTGAACGAAGACGGCTTCTAGAAGGGGATTGGGATGTCGCAGAGGGAGCGGCGTTCCCAGAGTTTTCCCGCAACATACATGTTGTGGAAGCCTCACAGACACAGATACCCCATAACTGGTTGCGCGTTCGTGCAGCGGATTATGGATATGCCGCCCCCTCCTGTGTTCTGTGGGGCGCAGTTGATTGGGATGATACGCTTTGGATTTACAGAGAGTTTTACGGCAAAGGCCAGACCGCAGAAACTTTAGCCAATATCATTGTAAATCTTGAGGGAGATGATCCCGGTATGTACTATTCAGTGCTAGACGCTTCCTGCTGGAACAGGACAGGCACTGGCCCTTCCATTGCAGAAACCCTTATTCGTAGAGGTGCTAGGTTTACTCCTTCTGATAGAAACAGAATAGCGGGTAAGCTGGAGTTGCACAGCCGGTTAAGGGTTGATGATTTTACAGGTGAGCCAAAGATAAAGATACTTTCTACGTGTACACATCTGATACGCACTCTCTCAGGATTACCCCTGTCAAAGACAAATCCTGAAGATGTAGATACGAAAGCAGATGACCACGCCTACGACGCTTTGCGATACATGTGCATGACCCGTGCAAGAGGACATCTAACCATCAACTCTATGATGAACAAGATGAAAGAAGCAAAGCCAAAACCGTTTGACTCTACGTTTGGTTACTGAAAATGAAAAAAGCAGAAGCTATTAATTTTGTAATTCAAAAGATAAAAGATCAAAACAGGTCTTCTTTTGGTTCTGAAGATATTAAAATCCTTAAAAGAGCATATAGTGGAGGATTAACAAAAGGTATTATTTCAGACTTTCAAGCAGAGGCGATTAAAGCAGGAATAGAAGCCCCTGAAAATCTTAGCTTTGAAGACTTGCTACCAAAAAGACGCGCTTCTGCTGCAGAAAGAAAAGCTGGTGTTGGTTCCGGTAAACAAAGTGACTATACTGGTTCAGCAGGATTTGAAAGAACAGCTTCTTATCAAGAAAGAAAAGCAGGAGTTCCTGCAGGCAAACAAGTTGCTGAACGAGCCACTGAAGTAGCTAAGGGTGGAAAAGGATTAGCCTCCCAATCTATAAGGCTTTCAGATGAGGGGCTTACTCTTCTATTAGCCCAGATTGAGATTGACGGAGGGAGTAACCAAACTTATGTCCATACTCCTAGACTAGCAGCTAAGGAACATACAGCAACAAATGTAAGGATTTTTAAAGAAAATATAGAAAAAAATCTTTTGTATACGGGATCCAAAACCAATAATCTTGGCCGCGTCCATAGCAGACTTCACAAGTACAGTCCAGAGCTTGCACAAGAGATTTTTCCTAGTATAGAACTCTATGATAGATATAAAAGCTTACGAATACGTGCTGGGTGGGAGGCACCCCCAAAAATCCCATCTTACAGTCCCCAAATACAGGATGCGTATATCCAACTGCTGTATGAGAGGGGCTGGTTAGAAGATGCGGACCCTGATCTTAAAGACCTAAATAAGGAGATTAATAGCCTTCCAAAAACTCACCGGAATAGAGGTTCTAATGAAGGAAGACCTCTTGTAGATACACAAAGAGCAAAGGGAATACCCATTGCAGTTGGTGTTAATGCAGATGGTGAGGTAATATATGACCCTAACAAGACACGCCCCTATAAATTAAGAATAAGCGAAGAGGGTAAAAAGCACCTTGACAAAATAAGGCGGGGTGAAACAAAAACAGGAAGAAAAATAGGAAAAGTAGTTGCTCAGCTTCCTAGTATAGTTCCTGAACCCAGTAAATTACCGGCTGGACCTGAATCCAGTAACCTACCGGCTGAACGAGAAAAATCCCCTACAAAAAGTATGGATGAGCGTATACGTGAGGATAGAAAAGCATACTATAGAAATCGAGCTATTCGTGGTGGTGGTGGTGCCTCACTAACTATCCCAGTTACCTCAGAACGTACAGGCAAAGTATATGACAACTATAATCAAATGGTGGCGACAGAGGGTAGCCCACCTCCACCGGGGGGAGAAGCTGTAGAGCCAAATCGGGGTGAAGCTTCTCGGAGAGCAAAAGGAGCAGTTATTTCAAGAAGAGATGTAGGGACGTTTAAACAAGCAATGGCTAAAGCTGTAAGTAAAGGGGGCAAAGTAAATCTGTTTACAGAGATTGTAAACGAAGCTCGTAAGATTGATCCTAAAGTATCTCTGAACGCGATGCAGGACGTTAAGGACTACTTATTTTTTACAGGCTATTTAGAAGCTGATACAGAAGTAACAGGGAAGTTAGGACCGTCTCGTTTGTCGGATGCTGATGTGCCAGAGTACGTTAAACCTACTAATAAGTATTATAGACAGGGTTTAAAAGTATTGGATGCTGGAGGAGCAAATGAACCTTTAGTCATTAGAAAGCTGAGTGCAGACCCGGATATGCAGGATGTAGCCAGAGGTGTTAGATCAGTGCCAGAGATAACTGGCCCTGAAACAGCAGCACCTGATAAGCCAGTATCTGAAAGGACTAGCCGCCTACTAAACATTATTAAGGGGGGTGGTAGATTTACTAAGCCCAGAACAACACCGCCTCTTACTGATGAAGAAAAGAAGGCTTATGATGACGCAAGAGCTAGATATAGAGGTAAAGGCGGCATTGGAAAAGTTGGAAAAGCTATTCTCCCCGGAGCTTTGGGGGCTGGCATAGGTGCTGCAGTATCAGAGGATGCCGTAGCAGGGGCAATAGAAGGATTCTTCCCCCTCGGTTATGAGCCAACAACTGTATCACCGGGTACATTTACGGCTGCTGAAGAAAAAAAAGCTCGTATTAGGGGTTTCCCCTCGGCTATAGCACAACAAGAAGCAGAAGAATTTTTAACGAGAGACGCTGTTACACTATCCCAACGGGGAAGAGAAACAGCACGTATGGCTACGCCGCCATCAGACAGATCCTTCCTTGAGATGGATTAATAGCTACAGAAAGGAAAAGCTATGTATACATATGGTAAAGACTTCATTATGGGTCTTATGAAAAAACAGGGTGAAGTTAGTGATGTACCTGACGGTGCTTTGCACCGTGACGGACTAGAGAAA